TGGCCTTATTGATTGTCTTAGGAATAATAGGCTCATTAATCTTTTTCATATTGACCTGAACATAAGCATCATCACCACCTTCTAATGCTTTGTTTCCTACATCTGCCCTTACCTCATTAACCGTGTATCCTCCTGACTGAAACATCTTACTAACGTAATTAGCCTTAGCATCGAGGTTATAACTAAGCAAGCTCTTTATATCAAGGTTCAGATAAGTATTAAGTCTCTTAGAAGGTCTAAGCAACTTTCTGTTAAACTCACCCTCTATCTTAGAGTTTAAAGGGGCGACTGTATCTGATATAAATCCTAACTGAAAGCTCTCTACATTACTGTAAGTCAGGTTAGCATCATCAAACACCTTGGATGGTGATACACCAAAGAACCTGCATATCTCTATCACATTGAACTTACGTGTCTCTAGCATCTGGGCATCTCGTGGGTTAACATTAACCGGTGTGAAAGTTAAGCCTCCACCTAATACGGCTATACCACCAGTGCCTCTGTCTCCTGAATTAAAAGCATCTCTCCATGAATCCTTAACTCCCTGTGCCATCTCCTTAGTGAGTTTTCCACCCTCTACGGTTATAATACCATTCATGTTAGCACCACTGAGGAAAAAGCCCTCTGCTGAAGCCTCTGAATAAGTGGCAAGGTTAAGAGTACTGAAAGCATCCTGTAGAACAGATATACCTATAAGACCATCCATTGTCTTATTCATTACGTGAATCATATCCTCCTCTCTTACATCAGGGTATATCAGCTTGTTAGCACCTACCGGACCTACTTCATAGTAACTGGTGCCATCGTTCTTAATAAACCTACGTACCTCTGCTGAAATCAATTCCAGTGAGGTAGGGTCTCCTATACCATTACGGTGAATTTTTATAAAAGCATTACCCCAAAGCAACATTCTTGATACCAAAGTTTTCATAAGCATATGCCTGGAATACCTAATATTAGGCTCTCTGTTAAGCATGTAATAAATCTTACTAAAAGGAGTATCTTTCCATCCCTCTTTATTAGTATGCTCTAATACCTGCCAGTCCTCAGAAGCAATAGCATCTGATATAACCTCCACACATCTATATACAGTACTCAACTGAGTAGCATTATCAACAGACAAAGGGGTTCCTACCGTACCGTAAGGGATACCCAAGCTATTGGTAGGAGCAATACTTATATCTCTGTTCTCTACTCCTCTAAAAGCATCTATAGCCCTCTTAAATTTATTTGTTTTTGCCATTATTAATATATTTCAATACTTTTTAAATTAGATGTGTACTCCAAATATGCAGCCAAGGCTTGTAGTGAAGCTATCACACCGTCAATTTTACTCTTCTCATTTAATTTGACTGGTTTAACATTAGCATTAAAATCCATTTTCAGTTCAACATTTCGCAAACAATACCGTGTTATTGGGTTATCATCTATTACTACATGTCCACTTAAAATTAGCCTCTCAAACTCCTTTGTACAATTATTAAAATTACCTATTGATTGCCCAAAAGGAGTCATATTTAAATTTTCCTCAGTACACTGAATAGCCCACTGAGTAGCGTTGTATTTATCATAATAGATGTCCTCAATATCACACATATCATCCACTGCTAATATCTCCTTAGTAATAGAATCGTAGTCAGTTACGTTACCTGATGTTGTATTTAGATACTTAGTAGCTACCCATTTCTTGTACAGTTCTTTATCAGCGTGCAAGTTGCCAGCTTTTAAGGAGTCGGCTGGGATATAGTAATCTACAAAAAAGTAATATTTGCTATTTTTAACAAATAGATAACTAACTGCAGTCAGGTCCACATTACTGGCTAAGTCAACTCCTATAAAACACTGCTCACCTTTAAAATCATCTTTATTTAATTTCTTTATTGAATTTACTACATAATTATCGGGGATCCATGTATGAGCTGAATCACACCAAATATTTAAGTTCTTTGTCTTAACTCCTACCTCATCAGCTGGACTGTTCATCGCTTGTTGTACTTGCCTCTTTATAAATGCTGAATTTACAGTTATGTCTATGTTAGGATTTGATTTTATCCATACAGCCGAATCTGCCCAGTCATCATCCTCATCTAGAGAATAGATAATACTAAATAAAGAATCATCCTCTTTTACCCCGGCAATTATCTCCGTACAAACTGTTCTGAGTTCATAGCAAGGTAATGATTTATCAAAACCTGCTGTAGTGATAGTAATTAATAGGGGGTTATCTCTCATACCCTGTGATGATCTAATAACATCCCTTATTTGACTGTTTTGGGCTGAATGGTACTCATCTACTACACCAAAATTACAATTATATCCATCGAGCTTATCAGCATCGGCTGCAAGGGTCTTAATGAATGAATTTGACTCAGGGAATAGAATGTCTGTCCTGTATCTCCTTACTCTCTGCTGGTAGGCATTATCTTTATATTTCTTGTTGTGGTATAATTTAGCAAAGCCCTTAACCATCAAAAAACCTATAGTAGCCTGTTCTTTAGAATTGGCGGCAAAAAGTATCTCCGCTGCTGCTTCATCATCTCCTATCAAATGGTATAAGGCCAGGGCGGCTACAAGGGCCGTTTTACCCTGTTTTCTGGCCATCTCTAAATAGGCTGTCTGAAATCTCCTAGTGCCATCTCTATTGATAAAACCGTATAAATTAGCTACTATAAAAACTTGCCACGGCTGTAGTATAAAATTTTTATCATTATACTTACCGGCAAAATGCTTTAACTGAGCTATAAAATCAATAACCTTTTGTACAGCATCCTCATCAAAATACCACCCATTCAAACTGTCTTTAGCAAGAGCCAAGTCTTTGTTAAAGCGTTTCACGGCATTCTTTGTATGAAGGCCAGAAGGTATCTCCCCAGTGAGGATGTCCGTACAATAAGTATAAAGGCTATCTACCATTTAGTTAAATTGTTAGTCCTACTAAAAACTTATAGGCGATACTAATTATACCGCCTGCGCCTGTTCCTGCCCCTATGGCAGTCCAAACAGCTTTGTTAATTCTTTTTTCAATTACGGCAATAGCTACCTCATGTTCTGCTATTTTAACTAAAGCTCCCTGAGGGTTATACTCATTACCAAGTAAGGCGACTTTAATCTCTGACATGTCCTTCTGTAACTTGTCTAGCGCCTCATTTGATATTTCGTAATTTGTCTTATTTTCAACTGTTTCCATCTTCTACCTCCTTATCATTGTCATTGTCTCCTATTACTGTAGCATTTGCTTCGTTCTTCTCTAATGCTTCGACAAGCTCTGGATAGTTGAAATCCTCAGACATCAATACCTCTGTACTTATCTTTATCTCCTCCAAGTAAGCCTTATAGCCTATCTCCTGAATGTGTCTGAACCTCTCAATAGCCTTATTCTCATCAAGAGAACCATACAGCGGTTCAGAGAATCCCGGAACGGTTACCAGGTAGTACTCAGTATTACCTTGTGGGTTATCAGGACTTATGTGTTTTTCTAATCGAATCTGCGGAATTTCCATAAATTTACTTGTTTTGTTTAGTTTTAATTTTCAATCAAACCATAATTAGGGTTAAAAGATACGTAAAATAATTAACATACTTGTTTAGTTTTAATTTTTAATCAAACCACAACTTTAATTTTCAATCAAACCATAATTAGGGTTAAAAGATACGTAAAATAATTAACATACTTGTTTAGTTTTAATTTTCAATCAAACCACAACCAATCAAACCACAACTATGAGTATTTAAATATGTTTTTTATAGTGACACTCCTTACAGAGGCACATCAGGTTATCATAATCAAAGGCTAATCTTTCATAGTTCCCATCTATATCAAAGGGTCTGATATGGTGTATTTCTTCTGTTATACTCACTCTCCCTTCCTTTTCACACTCTTCGCATAAGGGATTGTTACGTAATTTAGCCTTCCTCAACCTCTTCCATCTCTTATCCTGATAGACCTTTTGGTAGGCTGTTTTATTATAAGTTCTATCCCTCTTCTTTTTTCCCCCTAAATTTATTGTTGCCATCTTATTGTTTTCTAATTTAAGTTAAAAACATTCTTTTTATTTTCATCTCAAGCACTCTGATATCTGTTATTACGGTCTTGTCAGTGGCGAGAAAATTATTAATCACTTTTTTAGCATGGATCATTGTCACATGATCCATGCCAAACTTACTGGCTATTTTTGCTTGTGTTAAGTCAGTATATTTATCTGCGAAATACATACATACTTGACGAACGAATACCTTATCACGCTTACGACCTTTCGTGTTTATCTCATGAAATGTAGTATTATAATGCAAACACACAATATTGATAATTTCCTCGTAGGTATTATCAAAAATCATATCTTTACTTCTCGGAGTGCTGGCTTCTGTATGTCCCGCTATATAAGCCTCATATATAAGAAATAGTACTTCAGTATTATTACGCACCTCAGCGGGTAACGTCAATACATACTGCTTTGATTTTTCTTCTGAGTTATAAGACATTATTAATAATGTTTTTAATTACGTTGTTTATTACTTTGCCTCCGGCATTATCTCTTTGATGCGTATCTTATTCATATGTTCATCAGCCATACGCAGCGAAGTCATTATACTGTTATAATGGTCCATAAATGGGGCCTCCTTATATTTGTTATTCATTACGCCCATCATATCCGCTATCAAGCTTTTCATTTCGTCAGCAGAAGTAAGTTCCCGCTCAGGTAGTAATTTTCTGTTTGTTTCCATAATTTCTAGGTTTATTGTTTTCTAAAATCCGTTTCGTGATTAATCGAGAAAGGTGTGAAAAGTTTGTTCATCCTGGAGACAGTTCTATCATCGTAAATATCGGTCATGCGTTCTATGTTCGTTGTGCCGAATGTTAGCATCTCATTCTCTTCTCTGATATTAATAATTTCCTCAATTACATTCACCTTATTGCCGTAACTTCTCGAAAACTCATCTTCTTTGCCTATGTCGTCTAAAATAATACACCCCATAGAGGCGTATTTTTGAATGACTTGATAACCTCCATTAGTAGGGTCTTGATATTCTCCTGCAATAGTTTTAACATTTATAACATGTGGATTAATTACGACAGTGTTGCCGTTTTTTACATATCCTATCATGTCAAAACTCAGAAAATATAACCAAGCCCTTAAAACAAATGTTTTACCCCTTCCAGTGTCGCCCTTCAGAATAAAGCCTTTGGTGAAATTAATGTCGTCACCAATCATATAAGTCCAATTGATTAAAAACCGAACAATTTTTTCAACTGGCTCCCATTCCAAAGTCTCATTTTTCTGTTTTAACATTTCAGTCATAATAGACTTAAAATATCCGATAGCATTATCATAGGAATTTAATTTAACCTTAATACGCTTAATCCCAAGCTCGGCAATTTCTTTTTTTATTTCTTCAATTCGGTTCATATCGTATTTGTAAAATTTTCAAAATTCCTTTTATAATTCTTTTCATTCTTTTCTTTCTTTTCTTTCTTGTTAGTGTCCTTCTGTTGTACCTTCTGTTGTCCTTCTGTTGTACCTTCTGTTGTACCTTTTTCTTGATATTCATTATAATTAACCAATGTAAGTATCTGGGTAACAGTGTTTTTTTGTTGTATCACTTGTTGTTCTTTTTCTAGGTCTTTTAAAAACTTTCTTACTTTATTTCTTGACCACTTCCAACGCTCAGATAAAGCCAACTGACTCCATCCACATTGTCCCCTTTTAACATCTACCTTAACACCACGTTTATAAAAGAAACCATCTTTATAATTTGTTAATAGTACTAAGTCTACCCACGCCTGCCCACGTGTAAAAGGCTCGCATTTCCATAATGAATTATCAGATAATTTTCTATGTAATTTTATCCATCCTTCCATTATAAGCCCTCCTTTATTTTTTGATCTGTATATTTACTCATGTCTTACTTTGTGTAAAAATTAATACATAAAAAAACTACCCGGATACCTTTAATACTATATAATCTTTGCCGGATATACGCTCAACAGATAATTCTCCATTGGAAACCATTTTATCAATCCTGACTCTATTAATGTTGTACGCTTTAGAGTATTCAGTTTTGCTCATTAAGTCATCTCTAACACGGATTCGCTTCATTTTAATAAGTTTTCCATTTTCAATCAAACCACAACATTATAAAAATTAAACATTTTTTTCTTCTCCCAACCCGGCACAATAGGAGTTGCTATCCTGCGACCAAATCTATCAGGATTTATAAATATAGAATACCCCGGCCACTCGTTATTTTCAGTACATAATATATATTGCTCCAGAAGTTTTTGAAACTTCAGTGCTCCATTTCCCGGAATAGGTATCTGACTATCTCCATCCTTCTCAATACGATAAGCATAGTCATCAGCTGACAAGATGTTGAAGTCATAAGGTGGTTCTTTCTCCTGAGCAATCCAATAGAATGGCTTCCATTTGCCGGTGATGATGAAATCAAAAAACTGATAAAAGGAGGCAGAGATATCATAGCCCATATCGTGAACCTTCCTTGACCAATTCTCAGGCTTAGGCTCCTGATGCCTGCAAGTTTTCCAATCAATAATCTTAGTTTTTGTAACCAAGTCAGGCCGGAACTTAAAGAATGCTCCCTGATATTCAGTGAAGTAAGACTTCTCAGCCTGTCCTTTCTTGATAAGATATTTTACATCATTTGATAGATGAGGATTACCGTTCAGCAAATTATCAATCATTGTATTAGCAAGTATAATCTCCTTAGATGAATAGATCAGTTTGCCGGGATTCTCCATAGTACAAAGGTCCATAGCATCCTTAAACTTGATCGTATCATATCCAAATGGGTTTCCTGATTTCGGATTAATAGGGGGTTCGAATATAACAGATGCATCTTCAAAACTGGTACCGTTAACAATGTGAGATAGTATGTCATGATATGCAGACCCTTCTTGAGCTGCCTGAACTCCGATAGTTGACTTGGGATTGTCCTGACAGTACCTCATCCACATAGGAGAGATAAGAAGTAGTTTTAATTCTGAGGATGAACTGAATTTTTTATAGTCCTCAGAATTGTGGTAATCATTATTGGTGATCGTGTTTGGTTCTGAGACAAATGGAAGTTTAATTTTCATTTTTGTTTGCAAGTTAATTCAAATAATATTATTAAAACATGACTTTTATCATGAAAATTAACAAAACTTAGTTTTATGTTTGTTTTATACTTGCTAATTAAAGAGGGGATAGTATTTAGAATCATTATAAATAAAGCTATATGCTTAAAATAAATGACAAAATACTTGCATCGTATTAATTATATACTTATCTTTCCAGTATAATTACAAACAATTAAAAACAAAAAAATGAAAACTTCAAGAATTTTAGTAAAAGGTGAATGGGATGAAAACAACAGAGTTAGCTTCAAAATGACTAAAACTGTATTTTACGGAGAGGGAACTTTAGATTATAAAGACACACAAATTGCAAATGAGAAAACAGAGTATGCTTTTACAGAAGCTGAATTTGAGCAGTACGAAAAAAACACTGCATCGCTAAACACTTTTGTTGCAAAATATTTCATTAAAAATTACAACCTCGATCCAGACGCCATTATTATAATAAGTATAGATTAAAATATTTAAAAAATGACAATACAAGAATTGAAAAAAGAAACAGGATTATCAAACAAGGATATTGCTAAGTTTTTCAGCCTGTCCTATGATTCCTTTGCGAACAGTAGTGCAAAAAAAAGGTATGAGGCTGCATTATGCAGATTTTATTCTTTTTTGAAAAGGGTAGAAAAATAATAAGATAGTTGTGGTTTGATTGAAAATGGAAAACTTATTAAAATGAAGCGAATCCGTGTTAGAGATGACTTAATGAGCAAAACTGAATACTCTAAAGCGTACAACAG